GTGGGCGCCCAGCGCGGGCGCGGTTTGTTATTGATTGACGGTTTCTTGTAAAGCCCAATGGTTTTTGATTGAGACTAAAAATTTTAAGAGTTCGTCATGATTTTTTTCTTTTCGTTTCTCAATTTCTGACAAACGCTTTTCAAGCTTTTGATGCCTCCAAATCGATATCAACGGGCAATCTCTTAGCGTTCTAAAGCCAATCGCTTTATGTTGTTCGTTGGTCGTAATACCGATGCAATCCGACCACGCGTTTAAATCCTTCGCCATATCGACTTGACGATTTATGTAATCGGGACCGCTACCGCCGATTTGTAACCATGCTCGCAAAATATTGTAATTACTCATTTGACCCTCTCACTTCGGTTGTTGATTGTTTGCAAATGCGGTTATTGCATTTATGGATAAAAATACAGATATCCGTTAATACTGTCAACAAATATTTTAATAAATTACTTAAGAGACTGAAATGATTGCGGTTTTTAATACGTCCAAAAAGCCTTACGCGGTAGAATATCAAGATGGATAAAATGCGAGGAAATCGGGCCTTTTTGTGAAAGGCCGATGCCAGAAAATCCGATTCTTCTCGCTTGCTCAAAACATTGCATCGCACGCTCGCCACTAATCAAAACGTCGGCGCCGATCCCTTTTATATGCGCGGACCCGCCAACGCCACCGATCCGCTTATTATAACGCTCGCATCTGTACGCTGACGAAAGCGGCATCGGCCCGATTGCGTTCCGCAATTCTTGAAGCATATCGACAAAATGTTTGTCGTGATCGTCTTTTAAGCAACACGGGCAACGCCACTCGGCACGCGTAAAATTTGGCGTGATAAGGCTATACATCCACGCGCCTATTAAGGCGATAGTTTTTCTTCGCGTAACTATATTGCATTTTTGGTGAGGTGAGCGATTACGCTTCGGGCAAACCTTCGGAGTATTGCGTTTTGCCGTCAACGCGTGACGCAGTTAAACAGTCACAACCGTTTGCCGCATCGATAGAATCGTAAGAAACATGGACCCATCCTGAATGTGGATCGCCTGGAATCCAATATTCGCTAATCACTTGCGAAAAAGAGAGATTATCGCGGATAAAATGGACGAGTTGAAGATTTGAGATTTCGCTTGAGAAAGCTTCGCAATCGACGGCGGCCTTTGTTCCGCCGTCTAAAAAGCCAGCGATATGCGAGCTTGAATCACTTGATCCAATGAGACGATTAATATCGGGGTGGCGATAGCCCGACGTAATAAGAATCGGTCCAAACTCCTCGCGGAGCGGTTCGAGAACGCGTTGACATATCGCGGTTAAGTTACATAAAACGCGGTCGTTGTATTCGTTCTCGATGCCGTGCCTTTGCCCCGTGTCGCTTTTTAGCATTTCGCGAAGCGAAAAGTGCTTGCTTAACTTCATTTTCCGTCAATCAAATCGAAAAGCGATTTATGCTTATGCGAGCGATCTTCCGCGATTGCTTTGTCGAGTAATTCTTTCGCCGCTGGCGGCAGATTCTTTTCGATCGCGTCTTCAAGATGTTCTTTCGCCAAATCTTGCGCTTTATCCATTACAAGGTCTTTTAATAAATTGCCTATCATCGGTAAAACTAAGCTCGGTATCATTTGTCGTCTGGGATTATAGTTTTCTTGTTCGCATTCGGTTTCTCTTCCTCTTTGTTTTGATCAGTATCGCTTTTAGGGTCGCCATACATAAACGACCCAATTTGTGAAATTAGAACGGTCAAAGCTCCAATAACCGAGACGAGAAGCGTTGACGTTTTATCATCCATAGAGATCGGTTGATACATTAACGAATAAATCGTAAACGCGTAAATGCCGAGAATCAGAATCGCTAAAAGAAAACGGAAATTTGCGCGTCTTAATACGATTTTTTCGGTGACTGAAAAACCATCTCCTTTTGGTTTGTCAGTCCTAGTAATTTTTTCAATTGTTTCCGCCACGTTTTACGCCTTTCGTAATGTTTGAAATAGAAAGTCTTTTTGACTTTCTAATTCTCTTTCTACGTTAATAAGTTGAGTTTTCATCGACGCAATATCGCCAGCGATCTTAACCGTTTCATCTTGCGTTCGAATGATTAGATTCTCGAATTTAGTTTGATTCTCGCGCCGTTCTTCCTTCGCGGTTTTCTCCTTCGAATGAATGTAATATCCAAGCGCCACAAGTCCCGCAATCAATAAAATCTCAAGCAACGAAGCTTGAGCAAAAATCGTATTTGCCAATTGCATTGGAATATCCATAACGTCCTGCGATTGCGTCGGTTGCGGCGATTCGTACAAACGCGGATCGTAATTTGTTTGCGGAAAATGGTGATCCATTAGGTCGGCTCTTTAGGCCAAGTTACGTTTTGCAAATTACCATAATCGTCAAGCGTCGGCGTTGCCGTCGATGGTAAATCGCGCAATGCCTGGCGATAGGTTGACCATTCGCTTGAAAGCGTTAAATCGGAGCTTGCTCGCCAATCCGTTTTAGCAAGTTTGCGGTTTCTTTCTTCTCGTAAAATTCGCATTGGTTCTGCGTTTTGAAGTTCAGCTAACCTATTTTCAACATCTGTCATGGTAAACGAGGGTTGATAATCATTAGAAAACGTAAATCCTGAAAAATCATTAATGTTTTCTAAGTCACCAATAAAACTAATTTCAATTGATGAATTTTCTTTTAGTACAAGTTCATTTATGACATCAATTTTTTTCATTAAACCACCTCGATAAATGTTATATAACTCTCGTCAAACGTATTGTCACCATAAACTGTTATTGTACTATTATTATCAGCTACTGCATTATTAACTGCTACTCCAACTGTTATAGGAGCATTACCAGTCCCATCTAATGTAACCCCTTGCAAACTGGTAGTAGACCAATACCTTATTTGCGAACCTGACCCACCATAATCAACTGTTCCGATTAATGTTCCAATTGTCGTTACATTTGTTATATCATCTCCAATAATTTGAAATTTTAAACCTTTTAGATTGTTTGCTCCAGATATGTAGGCCGCTTCGATATATAAATTTGCAAATGCGTAAATTGTTGATGTATTGTTTGGCCCCCCATCTGGAGTAAATGACGGAGCATTTACGAAACTTGAATAACTCGTACTATTCGCTTGATAGGCATCGCCTGTAAATTTTGTTTGACCAATTTTAATTACAGACCCACTACTTCCAATATTTCCACTAAACGTACCAGATCCTATATTCCCCGTAATTGAAATATCCCCTGAATTCGGAATCTCTATTTTTGTTCCTCCTCCATTATTTTGAAGGACAAGATCGTTTCCTGAATCTGGTTTTATCGTTCGATCTGCCATTTATATTACCTCGTGAATATCAAATGAAATTGCGGTTACGGACCCTTGATGCTGTATATATTCAAAACTTGGCGGGCCGATAAAATAAAAGAATCCCGAGTTCCTGGTATCTGCATTTGTTGACGCTGGCATATCTTGCGTAACAAGCGCAGGAAAGGGTTTTGATCGGAAGGACCGATAAAATCCTTCAAATGATTGCGCGTTTGTATCGGTCATGATCGAGCTTACCGAGTATTGTTTGCATAAATTACGTTGCTTGAACGATAGCCCACCATCGACGATTTGACGTCTGATTGAATAATCGTTGAAACCGAGTCCGGTTCCGATTTGCGGATTCTCGACGGAAAGAACAGATCCCGCTCTGACGATTCCGACCTTTACAGGATTTTTTAATGCCGTGACCGTTGCATCTGACGCCGATCCCGAAAGCGTAACGTCAGTCGACCCTGATCCATCCCCCACGATTTTAATAACTTGATAATCAGACCCGCCGATGGTGCAAATCGATCCGATCATAACGTTACCAAAATCGTTGAGATTAATACCGTTCCCTGAAGAATCTTCGAATCGCCCAACCGCGCCAGACGATTGATCCCATTGATGAATCGCATTTCCCGAAACCGGAGTATCTTTGCGATCGGTCGCGGTGTTTAAAGTCAAAGTAATCGTTGCCGCGGCTAAGACTGAACCCGTATCGACTCGCGTAATTGATGAACCGCTGACGGTAAAATTAAACCATTCAGGCGGCAATCGGTGACGCGTATTGATTGCGAGTTGATCAAGATCGGAATATTGAGTGGCGTTTAATGCAATCGATGCGCTTGATCCAGGCGATGCTGAGATCGAAATCGTTCCTGAATCGCAAAGATGACCTGAGATAAAAAAACAATTCATCCCCGCGCCGACGTTAATCGTCAAAGCCGCTGAAGTCGAATTCGCTATGTAGGGAAGCGCGACCGTATCGTTTTCGACGTTTGCGATTGCATAAGTCGAGGAAAGATTTCCTGCACCTGATGAAACCGCGGTGACTAAATTATTTTGTAAAATTTTCATTCAACTTCGATCGTTGTTATCGTTGCATCGCCGAAAAAAGTCGTTTCTTCTTGTTGGAGATCGTAAGTAATCCCGCGGACCAAAAGACTCGAAACCGTTACGGGTGCATCTCTTTCGGTAAATGTTAGATTATCCCCTGGTTTAATTGTTCGATTAACTGAATCAATCTTTACGGAAACTTTCGATTTTTTCTTTGAATTAAGAATCGCATCTAAATAATTTTGTTGAGCAGCAATTCGATCAGCCATTTGCTCGACTTGTTCGGTTCGTCCCATTTGTGTATCAGTGTTAAACGAATTTAAAGTAAACGAGTCTGAATAAAACGCGTAATTATCATTCGAACTAGATCCGACTTCCTCAAATTGAGTCATTTGCGCCTGGACGTTTTGAGTCGGAAAAGGGTTTTCGTATCGAACGGAGATGATCTCCTCATCCGATAAGCTTTTTGTTCCTAAACTGTTAGCACGGTCTATTAAAAATACAGTTTCTGAAATTACGCCTCCTATGGTCAAATCTGCTGAAAGCATCATATCTCCATTAATTTCTAAAGGATCATCTCCGATAGAACTTATAAAGATTGTTCCTCCGTTGAACGGAGATGCTACCGATTCAGGGAAACCCTTGTAGAATTGATAATTCATTGCTTGAGCGATTCGATCTATTAACTCATATTTCCTCTCGTTATTTATTAAAAGATCAATCGCAGATAAATTCCCATCGTCGGCGTTTGGTGCTTTTGCTATGTCAATCGTGCCTAATTTATTTTCTGCAACGTCGTTAATCGTAAATTGAGCAGAGCCGGACGGGAGTTCAAAAGTAAGCGTACCGTCGTAGTCTGATCCATCCGATTTACGAAATTTAAAATCGGTAGATGCGCCGCCATATAGTTCTGTATTTGTTGCAGTGATCGAATCACCATCTTGAAAAAAACTTACTGATGGCGCGCTTGATATGTTTGAAGGCATAACGACCCAATCTTTTCCATCATATCCTTCTTTCATGTGCCGTTCTTCCGGTATCTCGCGTTTAAACGATTTATCCGACATAAAAACTTGCTGATCAGGCAAGATTTTATGTATGTACCAAGTCGGAGCTGCGTTAACAGGAAATCTTGAAAAAAAAGGTGATGATAACGCAGCAATTTCTATATTTAATAATTCAGTCGAAAACGCGGATCGATCAACGTCGGTTTTAATATTCCATAATGTGTAAGGCGACGATCTTGAAAAACTTGCATCCTCAACGACGGTCGCAATTGTTTCAGGACTCAAACCGTCTATATTAAAACCTGATTCAATCTTTGCTTTTATTAATACTTGATCGCCTTTTTTAAATTTTGTGGGAGTAGCATTGACCGCATAAACCTCAAATGTTGTTTGCGTTGCGTTATCGATAGCATAGATTGGAAATTTACCTATAAATTGGGATTGAAACGTTTCTGACGGTTGCGATTGAAGCAGATTGAATTCAATCGCTTCCGTTGAGATCGATGAGAAAATCGCAATCCCGTCCCAGAGGGTTTTCCCGTCTGCCATGTTCTCGTCGTCGTAATTTATCTTAACCGTGTATTGTGTCGATGGACTTGAAAGCATGGTCGCAAAATTGCCTGACGAATAAGTAAAAGGATGGTTTGCGTTAGATGGATCGCGCGCCAAAACAAGCTTGCCCGTTTCCGCTTTGATCCATCCCTCGCCCGTGTAACGAATAACCGGATTTGTTAAAAGAAACGGATGCCAAAAGTTTTCGCCAACGAATCCCGAATCGCTTATATAATAATTTGATCCGCCCACGGTCATTTGAACAAGCGTTGTCATGCCGCGGATAATGCTGGGAATTGATTGTAACGATCAGCGCGGTTTTGTATCTCGACTCGAATCGCTGAATCGTATTCTGAGAGTTTGCGCCCCGTACCGTCGTAAACGTTGACGATTACGGGTTGCATCGTTTGTGAGTTTGGTAAAACTCGACCTGATGATGATGGGATAAAAAGTTCCGGTCCTGCTTCGCCTACTATGTAAGGTTGATTTCGAAATGCTGGTCCGCCTTTTTCAAGCAATCCTGGAATGATTGCTCCACCTAATAAACCACCTGATGAACTTCCTCCTATATTTACAGAAAATTTATCCGCAAGATTTGACAATTCAGTTGCGACTTTCGTTATAATTTTTGCAATTTCTCCAAGCGCATGAGCCGCACCGATTAAAGGTTGCAAACTTGCCTTTATTGCTGGCATTAATAATTTAAAAACTGGTGCAAGTTCTTTGAATATTTCTGCTATTTCGTCCAGGACAGGAACAAGCGATTCAATAATAGGATCGACAAGCGCAAAGATCGCTTCAAACACTTTCCCGAGTGCTTCACCGACTTTTTCGTTTGACAGGATTAAATTTAAAGTTCCGTTTACGAGTGCTTCTTGCGCGTTCTTTGATTCTTTAATTGAATCAATGAAACCTTTTGCTCTTGATCCAGCAGCACCAGCGGATGCAAAGATTTGATCTGATAATCCTGCAAGACCGCCCTGAAGGGTTTGAGTAAACGCGCCAAACGATTCAATAGTTTTTCCGACAATTTCTTTTGCCGCTGAGAACGTAGATGGCGAGGTGATACCGCCAGGAGTTAACTTATCTATTGCAGAAACTATCTTTTTGACATCTTGGTAATGCTTTCTTTGTTTATCTAATGCCCTTTGAAAGTTTTGTGATTGTTGAAATTGTTCGTCAAGTTTCTTCCCGAATAAATCGTTTTCTTGTTGTGTAATTTGAAAACCCGCTTTCCTTTCTCCTAATAATAATCGAGCTTGTTCAACTTCTTTTTTATATAATTTTAATGATTCCTCTTGTTCTGATAAATCAGAAATTTTTGAAAATCGTGATTGTTCTAAAATTTCTTTTTGTAATTTTATAGCTTCATTAGATTCTTCAATTTTTTGGATCTGTTTTGTTATAGCATCTCTTTGGTCTGCAAGAGTATCAATTTGTTTTTGTATAGATTTACGTTGCGAATCTACGGAAACCACACTTTTCCTTGCGCCCAATGCAAAAGAAAAAGTCGTTTCGGTCGTGTCTTTTAATGCGTCTCGTTTCTTTACAAGCTCATTAATAGTAGCTTGAATTTTATTCTGTAATTTTGGTAATGGTAACGAAGCTAATTCAGTCTTTTCAAAAAATGTGTCGAGAGCTTTATTTGCTAAAACGATCGCAGGAGCAAAAAGATTCATTGCTTTTTTTGCGATCATTTCCATACGATCGCCAAGTTGTTCTGAAGCCTTTATCGCATCACGATTTATAATAACACCGAAATCCTCCATAGCTTCGCCAACGCGCATGATCGCTTCCGGTCCTTTTTGAAGCGTGTTAATCAATTGCGCTCCTTCGGAATCAAATAATTTGAAGGCGATTCTAACCTTGTCGGCTTGTGGCATAACATCCGACGAAAGTATTTTTGAAACGTCCATTAACAAGTCGGCATTGCTTCGCAAGTTGCCTTCGTTGTCGCGGAGTTGTAAACCCATTTCTGCGATCACATCTTTTGCTTCCCCTCCTCCCATAGCAGCTTCAGCCGTTCTTCGTGTAAACCGCTGAAGCGCCATGTTAAAAGTTCGCACATCCATCCCGCCCTGACTTGCGGCGATTTGAAATTTTTGAAGATCGCTTGTTCCTATGCCTAAACGTTCAGAAACTTTTCCGATTTGATCTGCTGTTGATCTGAATTCGGATGCAAGCGCTACCAAACCACCCGCACCGATTAGACCAGCGACTGCTCCTTTAAGTCCTCCAAGTGAATTTTTTAAAGAGCCCATTGATTTATTAACGGAAGCAAAAGCCGCTTTCGTTTTATCAACGCCTCTGATTTCTATGTTTGTTGATACGCTCATTTTTTATATTGTGGTATGCGATCCAGATCCTAAATTCTAATTCTGAAAATTCAAGAACCTCCGCAATTGATTTGTTTAAATTTTCTGCAATCTCACAAATCGTAAAAAGGTCTGGATCGCTTCTTAGTTTTTTGTAATTTCATTCTGCGAAGGTTCAGCTTCTTCAAATTTGTTACAAATAAACTGCACTACGTTTGGATCGAATTCATCAACGATTTGATCAATTTGATTTAATTGAAATAAAGCTTTTCCGTCTTCATCTCTTGCTTGAAAAATTAAACGACAAGCCAACGCCTTATCAAATCGATCATTTTGATAATGCTTTAGCATTATTGAACGCTGTGATAATCGCATAGTCGTTCGAAAATAAATCTTTACTGGCTTACCCTCATCATCAAGCCATTGAGGAACCTCAAAAAATTGAAGTTCCTCGGCTAATTTAGAGGAGTATTGAGCTTTTGCAATATTGAGAACGTCACTCATTACGCGTTATTCAATGTTAATGTTCCGGTTCCTTGGAACGTGAATGAAAACCCGATAGGACTATTCAGCGAAGACGTTATTGAGAATCCAGTTAAAACAATTTGCCCAGAATAAAAATCGCCTGCACTAGTTCCGACCGGATACAATTTTATGTAAAAACTCGTATCACCCGCCGCGAGTCCAGTTTGAATCGATTCCATACTTGTATCATCGTCGTTCCATAGTGCATCCGCACTACCAGAGAATGATGTTTGTCCAGGAATAAA